CGAAAGGCAGTATAGCCAAAAAGAGATAAAGCAGGTCTTTGTGTAGGTGCAGAGATACCTTTGTAAACAAACTCGCAATTATATTTTTTATTATTGTCTAATGTTTGAGTTACAAAGTCTTGATTCTCTGGATTGATTACATTTAAAAATAAAAAGATTCCAAATAATATACTCATGTTAGTTCCTTTCTTGTTAATAGTTCAATAAATAAATTTATATCTAGGCACATAAGTGTAGTGCCGTGGTCTTTGTGAAGTGCTAATATATCTGCACCTCCTTTCCAACGCTCTAAAGTTTTAAAGCCTTCGCCATTTGCTCTTGCTTTTACTTCTACCGTCATTCTTGGTTCTCTTATTTCTATATCATGGGGAAAGTCTTGTATAGCACCAGACATAGGCTGTCTACGACATTCAATACCACCTTTGTTTAGTTCTTTGACAAGTTTTGCTTCGACTCTGTAGCCTTTACGCTTACTAAATTTTCCCATTAGCTACCACCAAGTTACGCCATTTGCCTTGTTCTTTAGAAAGATAACCTTTTTGTACAAGTTGCATACAAATTCTGTAAGCGTTTGCACCTGCAGAGTACCCACAACCCTGTGCAATTTCCTCATAGCTAGGGCTGTAGGTATTTTGTGCAATGAAGTTCCTTACGAACTTCAAAACCTTGAGTTCATTTTTAGTCATTAGTATGGTACCTCATCTTCAAATGTTCTGTATACTTTTTCTTCTGTTTTTTCTTCTGTATCAGATGGTAAATTTTGTTCATTAGATGTTATCATAGATACTTTTTTGGGTGCATTACCTCCAAGCATTACTAATCTACTTGTAAACTTTTCCATATGCACTTCTGCTTTTTCTTTTTGCACACCTTCGTGCTCAAAGGTACGATAAACTAACTTGCCTTTTACATACAATCTGTCCCCTTTTTTTACAAAGCGTTCTATTGTATCTGCTAGTCTTTCGTCCCAACAAACAATCTTATGCCATTGTGTATTATCAGGTGCATCTTTTCGTTTGTCTGTAGTTGCAAAAGTAAAGATAGCATACTTACCTCCGTTAGAAGTTGTTTTGATATCAGGGTCAATCCCGGTATTACCTATTAGTTGTACTTCATTAAGACTTGCCATTTGATATTCTCCTTTCTGCATCAATTACTGCAAAGTGTTCTTTTGTTTTTTCAATGTATTTATTGTTATCAAACAGACCAAGAAAGACATCTGCTGACATACCTAAATGGCTAAATGCTTTTGTCATAGCATCTGTCATTGCTTTCTTAGGTGCTTCATCATCAAGTCCACCATTTTTTTTATACAAAGATTGTACAGAAGATACTGGGCCATACTCATACCATTTGGTATCTAGTTTTGTAGGCATTGAGTACTTGATAGATACTTCTGCAAACACACATTTATCTGTGTAGGTATAGTTTACGTGATATGACCACCCTTGACCTACTGGGCCAAACAAATCGGTCATCATCATAATTTGATACATGGGGTCAATAGTAGTAAGAGGCTTACCACCAAACTTTGTAAATGGTTTAGTATATTTGGGATTAGTTCTACCTAATGTTTTCCAAATATCCATATTAGTTTTGGTTGTTTTTGTCATTTATTCTCCTTTCATTTTACGAATTGACAAATGGTTTGCCTTGTTTCGGGCTATTTGGAGGCCCGAACCAGAGGCAAACCTACAGTTATTAGGTACAATCTCTTTTAATTGTTTGCCTAAATTTTTATGTAAATCATGAGTGTCTTTTGTAGAACACCATTCTGTAGCTAGTGAAGTGAATTGATTGTTTTTCTTTTTGTCAAAGTCTATTGAAATCATATTATCTAATACAATAGATTTAGTATGTTTGTGTTCTTCCATATCTCGTGAAGGAATAATATCTGTATCTAACATCTTTTTGAACTTGTCAGTTTGTTTGATAAGTTCATTCATATATTTTTTATCTTTACTCACTTTGCAATATTGATATTCAAAGTTACCAAAGAATACAGATAAATAAATAAAGTCAATACCAGAGACAAGCATATAATGATGTAGTTGTGCATAGTATGTTTCAACAACTTTTTGTATATTGTTAGTATGGTAAGTATGCTTACATTCAAGTGGCACCCATTTTTTTGTAGAGGTTAGGCAAATGCCATCATAACTTGCATGACGCCAATCTGCTCTGTCTAGAAACTGTGCATCAGACCAACGATATGTAGATACTTCCATACCACTTTCATGTTCAAAAAATTTACGATTCATTGCTTCGGTTGCCTTACCTATACATACTGATACTTTCCATTCTAAGTCTTCTGGTTTTTGAAAACCTTTGATTTCATTGTAAAGATTGTACCAATCGCCTTTCATAATTCTAGTGGCATCACTACCACCGATAGTGTGTTTTCTTTTATACATGAGATTAACTCCTTTTATTGTTATTATATTGTAGTATTATACCGTTTTTGTCGCCATTGTGCAAACGACAAATAGGTTTGGTGAAAGTTTTGTAGCCACAGCTTGTGGCATTCAAAATCTGGCTCCATTACATCAAGAAATTCTTTAGGTAATGGAAGCCTTCGCCATTTTGCACTGGCAATAATTTTTTCTGTATTATATGTCAGTACAAATTCTGGGAAACGACTTAGTATTTTGATGTAAACACTTAGTCCAAGTTCATTAGGTACATTGCAACTGAAGGTTGATGCAATAGTTTCTAGTACCATACCAACTGTTTTAGTTGAGGCAGGTTGCATTACCTTGTACCATGTTTTGATTTTGTGTAAGACATCATCAAGATAGATTGATGCCGCATTACTGATAGCATCAGTTCTTTCTTTATGTCTTAAGTCGTATGTTAGTAACATTAGAGATTCGTTGACGTCTTTCTTGAACGCCCTCGGAACTGACGACCAAGTTGCTTTCCGTATTTTTTCGTGCATTGGCAAATTTGTGTGCTCGTCTGAGCCAATTTCTGAAGGAAGCGTGCCAATCGCTTTTAATTGCTCCAGTTGATTTGTAATAGTCAATAAAGATTTCTCGTTCTTGGTTATAGTCATAGTGTTCTCCGTAAGTTTTGGTTATCCAGTCTTTAGTGTATTGACAAGGTTGATACTCAATTGAGATGGTAGTCTTGCCGTGGAGAATAGTAAGCGTTGTACCTAATGCAACACACCAGTCTAAAAGCAGTTGGGCATTAGGTATTTTTTTGCCACATTCCCAAAGACTTACGGACGATTCCGCCACGCCTATCCTATCGGATAGTGCTCGGCTACAAAGCCGTAAGTCTTTTCGCACCTGTGCTAGTTCACGCACTAGCTGTTTGTAGTTCACTCGTTATCCTCACTTTCTATTTGCCCAACATACAAATATTTTGCATATTGAACTCGTTTTCCAAATTTATTTTTGTCATTGACAAGTTCTGTATTGATATAATGTTCTTTGCGTAGCTCAAAGATTATAGCACCAAGTCTAAACGAAGCATATAAATTTAATGCTTCCATTGGATTAATATGTCCATGCTCACGCAAATGATTTAAGACAGATTGTTTTTGACTCATTTGACTCTCCATATTCTCATAAGATTATTGCTTTCTTTTCTAATACAACATCTCATATTTCTTACAGCAAATGCTTGACGCATTGCTTGTTGTACAGATGTAGAAAAATTTACAGTAAAAGATTGACCTATTTCCATATTATCTAAAAAGTTATATTTAGACTTATTGTCTGGTATAGGAATGTCATTTTCAAACTTAATATCCATTTTATACTCCTATAAAAATTGTCGCAGGAGATGAAAGTGCTTTAGCTACATCATCTTCTCTACGCTTTTGTGTTTTGTGATTACCTACATGAGTAGCCCAATGAGTCATAGTATTGTATACAGCCCACAAGTTTCTACCAAGTGTAGATTTTTCTTTGTCATACTGACGCATAAGTTCTTCAAACTGAAACATATTCCACGGCATAGAAGATGTGCTACGTGTAAATGTTTTACATAATGTTTGTTTGAAAAACGATTCAACTACATGGTCTTGTACATCTGTATGTGCATACATTTTGAACGTACCTTCTTGGTCATTGAAGTAATTGAAACCATCAATCATCTTTTGTTTGACACAATCAATAGATACTTTAGTTGTATGTTTGTATCTTACTTTTGTAGCTGTTGCAGGTGTAGTGCACCCGTTAAGACACCAGAGGCGAAGCCCATCTGCAATAGATTGAAATGCCCAAGATTGGTCATAGCTATTGAAAAAGTTGATACGAAATGCTACAATATCATCTAGTTTTGGTTGTATTACAAGGTTTTTGAATGTATATGACCCACGCATTTTTGCGCCGTTGTCATATACATTTACCTTGTAATCTATATCTTCTGAATCAATTGACTTGTTCAATGTTGCTAACATCTTATCCACACTTGATTCAATTGTATTGACAACAGTATTGTGATTAATTGGTTTGTACTTACTGCCGTGAATACCTAGTACCTGTCCGGTATCAGTACGTACACAAGCACGTGCCAAGTCTTTGGGTACTTTGTAGTTATCTTTGCCAACTTGTCCTTCTGTATTGATGGCTTCAAGTTCTACCATTTCTACAGGAAAGTCATAGTCATTTTTGCTTACAATGTCTAACATATTTATCTCCTTGTTAGTTTGGTTGATATAGCTGTAAGCTACATCTTTGTACTTTGCTTGTAGGCTTTTTACAGCTTACCTCTACAGTGATGTAGCTACAGTTTAAATGTCCTTGTTTCTTAGTCGTTAAGACTAGCTCAAGTAGGTACAAAGGACAAAACCTATTCATAGTGAGTTAGTGCACATTAAATGGTACGCTTTTTACAGCCCTCCTCTGCACTAATCGTACTAAGAATTCTTTGTACAAATATCATAACAGCGTTCGCATAAGTGATGATATTCGTTATAAATTTTTGGATTGTGAGTTTGAAAAAAAAACATCC